GTTGCTACCCGATGTTGTGCCTACTTGTACATCAATGTCTGAACTATTACCATTGGTAGTTGCTGTTACGCTGGCGTTGTCACCGTACACGTCATAATCTAATTCGTTACTTGAACCAACTTGGTCAATATCTAGTGTGGTGCTTGCACCATCACTTTTGCTTTCATCACCACTGGATCCAACTCTGTTGCCAGAGCCGTCTTGATCTATAGTGATAGTGGCTGAGCTTCCAACCTGGTCAATATAGATTAAGTTGTCAGCCCATGTAGAACTGACTAATAATAAAGACATGAATGCTATTGCGATTCTTGCCATGTGTTGCTCCTTTTGGGCGGTTCCCATTATTGTGCTAATATCTTCGTATTAATTGCACATTAGTATTTACGGATAAGTATACCGAAATATATAGTATGTTATATCTAATTAGGAATTAAAGTGCATAATTCCATAACTTTTTGCGCTTACCTTCCTTTGCTAATTCAATTACTGCTTGTTCAACTGCTTGTTTTACTGCGTAATTTACTGGTTCATTGGTGCTAGTACCTGATTCTATCTCTAAAACTTCCGTGCCTTGATCGTAGAATTTAAACACGTTTATGCCTAGATTAGTGCTTAAAATAGTCTTTTCGGTGCTTACATTCAGCAAAACTTCTCCGGTCAGTACACTTACCATCCTCAGCCCTACTGTTACTACATCTACACGCCATTCTTGCTGTGCGCCAATGCCCATAATTCTAGCACCTACACCACCTGTAAATTTGTTTGTATCATACCCAATAATACCGCCTTCGATTATAATACCAGCAAACTTCATTGCACCTAGTTTCTTTTTCTCGTCAAACTCACTTCGTGCATTACGTATAATCTGTCTTTCTTTGATTAGATTGTCCAAGCCGTTGCGCTCTACTACATCAAAAAACTTACCATCTGCCAGTGCCATTAGTGCATCTATCAAGTATACTTCTGCACCCTGTGTTACTGCTGTGCTGATGTTGGCAATGTTGTCTGCTGGTTTACGTTGTCCAGTTTTATCTTGGAAACTGTATATTGCAACCGTTATGGGACGTCCTCCCTCAACTCCTGGGAAGTCTGTTAGCATGGCTTTAACTGGTGTAGTAACAGGTTGTGCTGGCTTACCTAGTTTAGGATTCGTTGAAGCACATCCAACCAACACAAAAATCAATAATGCTACACATATTTTTCCTAACATGCATCTCCTCTAAAACGCAAAACTTGCAACTGGTATTTCAACTGTTGTGAATGTACCATCTGTTTGTGTTACGTTTAGTGTAACCTTGTCGTCAGTCATTTCATAACTTACAGTGTTGCCTAATAGGTCAACAGTACCGCTGGTTTGTGGATTTTCACCAAACAATTTGTCAGATATCTGCTTACTAAGTTCAGCATAGATTCTGCTTTCCAAGTTAGCGAGAAACTTGTTTACGTTTGAGTTTTCTTTCTCACGTTCGATTTCTCTTAGTGCCGATTCCTGTTTGGCCTTGATGTCTGCTTTTCTAGTGTGTGTTAAGTTTTCAATGGTTAACACATGACTGCTGTAACCTATACCGTTAAAACTAGGGTTATTAAATTTGTATGTTAGTTCACCTGCTGTTGCCGCACTAATAAAAAACATGCCCACAAGGAATCCCATAATAAAACTCCAGAAACCAAAACTCAATACTGTTGATATGGTATAGGTTACTGGGTTAGACTTTTTAAATTTTTGCCACGCTGCCTTTTCGTAACTACTTTGATGATTCATTTTTTGTTTTAGCTCCTTGGTCCTTGACCTGTTTAAGTTCTAATTCTTGTGCTTTTTGTAAATTATCCCTCGCCTTTGCATCTAGTTCTAATATCATGTTTAGTTTTTGATTAAGTCTAATCAAATCGTTGTCCAACATGCGTATCCTATCAATCAACGCAATTAGTGTTGTTTGTGCTTGGCTCAGTACAGGATCAATTTCTTTTGTTGCCCAGTTCCATATATAATACACAAAGTAGCCAAGACCACATGCGGCTATAATTGGAAAACCGTATTGATTAATTGCGGCTGCTACACTAAACTCTTCCATTACTTCTCCACGTACCCACGGTCAGCCCACTTTTCCACATGGTGGTGGTCCCAGTATTTTGTAAACTCTTCTTTGTTTAGAAATGTTGACTGAAACATGTTTGTAATTTTCAAACAAGGCGAAAGTGTTGCCCCTGTGATCTCACCTGTCATGTAAGCAGTGTCGCAATGCCAATATGCATTTTCGATTTGTTTAAAGTCAATGCCATGGTTGATTGACATTGACGCTATTAGTGTAAGTTCTGCTAGTCCCATCAGTCTCTCCTTGCATCATTCTTTCCGTCTGCTCTTGCAATACGATTTAAGTCAGGAGTTACACCAAATGCATTACTCATGAGTGTGTCAATACGAATTACATCGTGGTTCATTGTTTTAACACGATTATCCAATGCGTGAATTATTCCTGTAAGTCCTTTAACACTGCCCATTACACCGTCAAGGATAAAGCGCATAGTAAGGAATACAAAGTACCCGCCAGCCAGTGCCGCGGCGATAGGAAAGCCAACTTCGGCAATTAGTTGAAGTATTTCTGTCATTTGAATAGCTCCTTCTTTAGTGTATTTACCCAAATTTTTTTAGTTAGTACATGGGCTATAAATAATTACATGAGAAAACTGCTACTATTATTACTACTGCCATTCACAGCACAGGCAGACTATGCAGACTGGGACAAATACGACAAAGAATTATTTTGGATGTCAACAACTGCAATAGCGTTAGATCACTTGACCACAAGAGATCTAGCCAGTAGGTATGATGAAGGATATAGGGAACGCAATCTACTGCTGGGAGATCATCCAGACAAGGATACAGTGGATTTGTTTTTTCTAGTAAACTATGTTACGCACTACTATCTAACAGATTATTTCCAAGGGGAACACAGACCTGTGTACATGATGGTTAGACTAGTGGTTAACGGGGCGGCTACAGTTAATAACTTTAAGATTGGTCTTGGAGTACGATTTTAGTAGCTTGATTGTGCCGTTTACAAATTTCTTCATAAAACGTATCTAACTCCCCACCAAACTTACCAGTTAAATGTTCTGCTAGATCATTGCACAGTTTAGCATTTTTGTCTTTATTTGCTTCAACAAAGTCACCGTGTAATTTCTTCCAGTGATCCAACATTACAACTTCCGTTAGTGGTATTTTGGTTGCTTCTACTATACACCAAGTATCTAGTAGCTCGTTATCGATTATGTTTGGCTCTAATTCTAAGATTAGATACTTGTCGTGCATTTCTTCTGTAGGTTTTTCCCATACTATATTCATCTTTTCTTTAGTCCTTGTTGTTTATAAATTTGCTGAACTGCTGTTGCTTGATAGTAACAATCAATTAAAGCATTATGGGCACCTTTTGCATTTTTATCTCTAGGATCTCCAAACGTTTTAAACAGTGTACGACTATCCCTAATTTGCCAGAAATTCCATGGCGTAGGGAGTTCCATATCACGATACAGGTCTTCAAGAATCACAGCATCAAATGCAGGGCCTTGACACCATATGTTGTCGGCCCCGACTAAAAATCTATTAAGTTTTTTAAGAAAAGAAGATACACTATCACGTTCGTGCTCTCCGAGTGCTTCTTCCCTAACATCTTCTGTTTGCCTGCCCCACCAATCAATTACATCTTGGTGTACGTGCCTGCCTAGAGCTATTTGTTCGTCTACGTCAATCCTAACATATAACCCGTTATCTGTATCTACATCTGATTGGTACGGATCAAACTTTACTGCACCTACAGTCAAAACAACACTTTGTGGACGAGTACCCAAGGTCTCGATGTCTAGCATTATGTCCATAGTATTTTTACGCCGGTTGTAGTTTAATTGCGAGAGGGAATCCGTTGTTACGTGCAAGCATTGTTACTTCAACACCTTTTTGTTCAGCAATTTCATACGGAAGAGTTTTTACTACGCTACTACCATCTTCATGAATTTTTAAAGTTAATTCTTTTGCTGTTTCTTCACTGTGGTAGAAAATTACCTTAAGACTTTCAACTACGAACTCCATAGTTGTTTGGTTATCGTTAATGTATATTACATTATAAAGACTAGGTGGTTTAATTTTTGTTTTAGACTTTGTAGATTGCGTTACTTCGGTTTTTGTGCTCATAGTTTATGCCCATCTAGTTAGTAAGTGGGGGAGAATACCAACTCCCCCGGCTGTTACACTATATTATATTACTTAGTAAAAGTAATTGCAATCTTTTTAGGCTTTTGTTCGTCCGGAACAATATGCTCTAAGCTGACTGCCAGGATACCATTTACTACTGTTGCACCTTTGATCTTAACATTATCGTTAAGAGTAAATGTACGAGTAAATGTACGAGCACTGATACCTTTGTGTAGGTATTCCTGCTCATCTTTTTCCTGTTTCTCCCCAGTAATGGTTAGTATGTTGTCTTTGAATTCAACGTCTAACTCATCTTCGCCAAAGCCAGCAACTGCTACCTGGATTGCCCAGTTGTGCTCGTCGACTTTGATGATGTTGTATGGAGGGTAATTTTCCGCTTTTGAATTAGCAAATGTACGGCCTAATTCATCAAACAATCTATCAAAACCGATAGTGTGTCTGTTTACTGATGCGGATAAAGTTGGGAGGTCAAAGGTACTAAGTTTGTATGATGTCATAATATTCTCCTTTCATTAAGCAAGTTATGACTTGTGATGTTGTAGCCCGATAATCGGCACTACATATATATTTATACAGGATATGAGATTAGATGTCAATCTCTTATTAGTTCAAACATTTCACTTCGGGTGTGTTCTGGATTAAATGATACTAAAAAATCCACATAGTCTTGTTCGGTAGACAAACACAGTTGAACACACCAGTTTTTAATACCAATGTGCTCAATATCTATATCGTGTTTTTCTGCCCAAACTCTAATGTCGTATTCTATTTCAGTACGAGCCCATCCCACTGCATGTATTCCGTTTGCACGTGGAAGGCCCCACTGTATATACATTTAGTACATCTTTTTAGGTAAACGTTCGTCTGATAGTTGCTTTTGCCATCTGCGAACTGCGGCGGCATGCTTGCGCTTGCGCTTTGTGGTAGGTTTTTCAAAAAATTCTTTTGATCGCAAAGTTTGTAGTATACCGCTTTCGTTAACTTTTTTCTTAAGTTTACGCATAGCCTTTTCTACATTATCGTATTGTACTATTACTTTATTGCCAAAAGGTCTGCCTGGTTTCTTTTCAAAGTTGGTTGCCATAGTTTTCTATTTAGTTGATTGTTTTTCGACCAGTGCAAAATAGTCGAATGGTGATTCAACTTTGTTTGCGTCGGTGATGTAAGTCTTTGGTCCGTAGTAGTAAACGTTGCTGTTTTTGCAAAGATCCTCGTTGTTGTAAGGATCAGCAGTGTTAACAATTACTACATCGCTTTTTTCAATTGCTTTGGCTAACCAATCCTTATCGTCCATGCCTTGATGATACAGATAAACATTGTAAGCCTTATCAGTTCCTTTGGCTATTTGTCCAAGCAATTGAACATCTGCAGGAGCCGCATCAACCACTGTCACAGTGTGAAATTCGTCTTCTACA